CTACGCCGCGGTAGAGCTTGTATGGAAGAACGACGCCGGTTGGTGGCGCCCCGACGATGTGGTGGCAAGGAAGCCTGAACGCTTTTGTTTTGATCAAGAGGGACGTCTAAAACACCGCACCCGCGATGGGACATTACTTGACCTCTACTCCCAGTCTTATAAGTGGTTGGTATGGCGGCATGACAAGGACGCTGAGAATCCCTATGGTACTTCAATCCTGAAAGCGTGTTACTGGCCTTGGAAGTTCAAGAAAGCGGGCCTTGAATTCTGGCTCATGGCGACGGAGAAGTTTTCAGTTCCGTCTATCCTAGCGCTCTTCGAAACCCAGGAAGGGGAGGACAAGGCTAGGCAGCGAGCTACCGAGCTTGCAAAAGCCTTAGGCGAAGTGTCTTCAGGCTCAGGCGCAGCCTTGGCGAATATAAAGGATGTGAAGGTACTCTCCGTCGACGGCAAGCTCTCAGAGTTCAAGGCCCTTATGGACTGGTGTGACACACAGATCGCCTACGCGATCGTGTATCAGAGCCTAGCAGTGCAGGAAGCCGAGAACGGCACCCGCGCCCAGGCCGAGGTGCATGCCGATACATTCCTTGCTGCCACAAAGCAGACCTGCAGGGATATCACCCCAGTGCTGCAGCAGATTATTGATTGGATTGTTGAACTGAACTTTGGGCCAGACGAGGAAGCGCCACGTGTGCAGTTCGACCTTTCCGACTACGCCTCCTGGGAAGTAGTGAAAGATGCGATCAGTCTTGGCGTTCCGGTTTCCCTTTCCGCCCTGTACGACCGTTACGGCTTGCCGAGGCCTGAGAAGGATGAAGATACCTTTATACAGCAAGCATCCGTTGCTCAGGTGGCTGCGTTTGCCGACGACGTAAAAAAAAAGCGCCCACGGTTAAGAATCGTCGAGAAAGAATCTATGAGGAAGAATTAGACAAGGCGCAAGAGCTCGACGAAATTACCGCTGCTTCACAAGCGAGTATCATTGAGCTTTTACGCATGCAGGTGCTTTCCTGGATGGCGGCGGTCGATAATGCTGGCGGCCCCTTGGATGAAAAAGCGCGTGCCATCTCTCCACTAGATCCTAGCCCTATCCTTATCGAAACATCCGAAAAACTATTTGCGCTCTCCTGGATATTGGGTATGGATCACGCTGCGCCGGCTTCCAGCCTTGATCTTGCCGATACCCCTAAAGCGCTCTCCTTTGAGGAAGCTATTGCCTTTATGAAAAGCAGGGTTTCTGTCACGAAGGAAGAATGGAGAGACCTTGAGCCGAAGCTGCGCTTTAGAGCCTTTACAGTAGCTGCCCTCTCGAGCCATGACGGTGTCGACCAGGTGCGGCGGATGATTACCTCGGCGATCGAGGAAGGTAAGGGCGTCGGCCAATTCTGGACAGAAACACGCGCTCTTGATGCCGCTGGCCTATCTGGTGATTCGCCCAAGTACTGGGAAATCGTCTACAGGACGAATGTGCAGACTGCCTACAACGCCGGGCGGGCGGCGGAGTTTGCAAGAGAACAGCCGGAATACCTTGAATTCTTTGGCATCGAAGATGAGCGCCAGACAGAGATCTGTGCCTCACGCACAGGAACAATCCTTCCTGCCACACATCCCTACTGGAAGAATAACTGGCCGCCTCTTCACTTTCGGTGCCGATCCACGGTGCGGGGTATCTACCCTGAGGAATTAGACCAGATCCGTAAGGAAAATCCCGAATGGAAGCCTAGCGATGCAGAATCACTTCAACAAGCCCCAGTGGCCGGAGATTTTGGAGGCAACCCAATTGATGAGGGTAGTTTCTACAAGATGACGCCAGGAATGGTAGAACGCGCCCAAACGTACGGAATCATGGACGACATCAAGGAATTTGCCTCTAGCCTCGGGATTGTACCCCGGGACATTGAGATTATCAGCGCGAAGGGCGATCAGCCCAAAAAGAAAGCCTCATCTAGAAAGACTGTAAAGAAGCCTATACCTCCCACTGTCGAGATCTCCTTCTCTATGATTCAGGACGCTAAGTTCAAGGCGGTGGCAGAAAAAGCATTCGCGCGCGCACCCGATGAGGTCCGCGCCATTGTGGCTGCCCATGTAGACGATTTTTCATATAGGCTCGCTCCGCGTGGGCCGTCATATTATAGCCCTTCGACAAAGACGATAGTAATGTGTCGCAGTTCTGGGCCAGACGTCTTCGCTCACGAATTCGGACATGGCCTTGACCATGAGGCGCTCTCTAATTTTACAAAGAGTGCCGAATTCAAGGCAGCTTTTAGTGAGGATCTAAAGTCGCTCATTAACACGGAGATGGGGGCTGTGCTTGAGTTAGGGGAAAAGCTTAAGCAAGACATGATTGATAAAGGCTGGGAGAACCTTCCTGCGGCGAGCGATCTATTCTCTGGGCTCACTCGTGGCAGAATCGAGGGGCGATGGGGGCATCCTCTACGATATTGGCAATTGCCGGGCAAGCGCGAGGCCGAGGTCTTCGCGGATCTCTTTGTTGTGAAGGCGTCTGGCGATGTAAAGCTATGGAACGAGTTATCTAGCTATATACCTAAGGTGTGCAGGGCGATTGAAAACACCCTAGGAAGGAGGTAGTATATTACTATGTATGAAGAAAGAATGACATCTGAACTTGGCAAGCTCATCGATCTATACCATGAACGGTTTAAGGATGATCCCGCTGACGGCTTTTCGCTCTTTGACACCATGCTTTCTCACGACGCTCTTGTCGCACGTCTTGAGCGAGCCCTTTCCGAAGGTAAGCCCTACGACCCCCAGGCTGAGGAATGGGACCCTGAGGTGATAAAGGCGATCGAAGCGGAAGGCGGTCTTCTTTAAAATCAAGTTTGAGCGGATAACTTGCTTCACATAAGTCAAACAATCCTATAAATTGCCCACTATAGTGTTTAAAAAGTATTTAAATTTTATCGATCCACCCTATGACGTGAAATTGTTCAAATTTAAAATTTAAACGCCTCTATGCCAATCCTCGTCAAAATAGTACTTTCCGCCACTTTCGAGCGAAGCGCCGCAGAAAGCGCAATGATATCTGGTATGAAGACCGTAAAGAGAGAACTGGTGCACACTGGTATGTTCGGGTCCGATGGAACAATCATCACCAAAGCGGATCTTGCGGACTGCGCCGAAACATTCGATGGGAAATGCCCCGTAACGCTTGGGCATAAGCTCGCCGACTGGATGCCGAAATTCGGCAATGTGAAAAATGTCGAGCTGCTCAAAAATGGAGAGAGTCTCTTAGGAGATGTCGAAATGCATGATGAGCTTGCCGACGCTGTTGCTCAGAAATTCTACGAGGACATTTCAGTCGGAATACAAACCAGAAAGAAGGATGGCAAAAAATATCTTCACCATCTCGCGTTTCTGGGGGCGATCCCCCCAAAAATCAGGGACCTGCAGATTTTTGGTGATTCCACGCTTTGTCTCGGCGACGACAATATCGTTTCCTACCACGACAAGGCAGAAGCGGCGGATACCCAGGGTGACAATCAGATTTCGGAAGCGATTCGCCGCATCGCGGATAAAGGCCGTGCGGGCTGGGCGCTCGAGGATGTGCTCAAAGCTCTCGCGGATCTTACATCTTGGTGTATGGAGATGGTCGCGTCTGGCGCGAAGATCCCTGATACGCTCATACAACAATTACAGCAGTTCTCGGACACAGTGGCCGCCACAGGCGGCAAGGAGGAAAGCGTGGAAGAAGCAAAACTGAAGGAAGAAAACGCTCAGCTTAAGAAAGATCTTGCCGACGCGAGGTCGGCGAATCTCGCGAGCATTAAAGCGGGGCTCGTGACGGCGATGGAAGGCAAGATCCCTAAAGGGAAGCAGAATCTTGTGCTTTCATTGGCTGATGCGCTCATGGACGGAGCGATGATCAAGCTGTCCGACGGCGACGTCAAGGAATCCATGGCACCTCTCGATGTACTAAAAAGGATCATTGAGGCAATCCCTGCGACCATCAAAGAAGGTCGAACTGACCTCGGAGATGAGTCCACCGAGCCACAGCCTTTAGACCTCAGCAAAATCGCCGGGAAATTCTAGGCGAAAGGAGAAAGCATGAAAGCGAATCTTGGATCGTTAAGTCCCGCGGTTTCACGTGTGGCTACGAATCATCACCCTGGTATCATGGTGCCGATGACGGCCCTGGCCAACAATGGAATACTCCCTGAAGGAGAACTCCTGGCTAAAAACGCCGACGGTAAGGTTGTCGCCTACGATCCTGTCGGAGTTGCTCCGCTCAACGCGGTGGTAGGCGTCCTTTTGGAAGAGCTCGATACCGCAGTGGACGATACAGCTCTCGTCATCAAACACGGAACCGTGCGCCGTGAAGCGCTGAAGGTTGGTGCCAGCGCGGCGGCCGATGCCGACATCATCGCCCTCCAGGCGATTGGCATCTATGCAATGTAGGAGGAAATGATGAATATTGACCTTAAAAAATATTTTACGCCTCAGGCGATCGTCAACTCATTGGCGTCGCTCCCAAGCCTCAAGACCCCAACCATGGACCTGCTCTTCTCGGTGAGCCAGAACGTACCACGGCCAATAATTGGCTACAAAGACCTCGGGCTCCCGGTGGGCAATATCCCTGTTGTGCGTAGAGGCACCGCGTCGTATCCATTAGGTGTGGCAGACGGGGGTATCAACTTCATCGAACCTCAGCCGGTAAACCCCTCTGAGTTCATGACGGGTGCCGATGTCAACAACCTCAGAATGCTGAACGAATCCAGCATCCAGCAGGAGATCAATAATGTGTTCGACAGGCTTCGCCGAGCATGCCGCGCCACCGCGGAAGCGCTTGCCATCCAGTCGCTCACCGGGAAGATTTCCTATTACATGCGTGGCGATGGTGGCGGCACGATCCCCTACGAAGTGGAGTACGGAACGATCGGAGACGCGTCAGCGAATGTCGTTACCAAATTCGACGCGACAGGCGCGAAAATATCCACAGTTATCAAAGGCATCGCGGCTATCCTTGAAGTGCTCAAGGAGAACGTGGATGGCAACGATATCGAGATTCTCGCGGGTTTTGATGTCTACGCCGCGCTCTGCGATCTTGTGGGCGCAGCCGCCAACAGGGCCGTCGCCGACGCGTCTGCAAATGGAATTTCCATTGGTGGGGGGTTTACGATCAGGCTGTTCTCGAACACCTACAAGAATCTCTCCACAGGCGCATCCGTGCCAATCGTCCCCGCCAAGCACTTGCTCGTCGTTGACAAACAGGCTGGGTTCAAGATGCTCTACGCGGCCCTCGATTCCATGGAGGCAGGGCAGCAGGCGCTTCCGTTCTTTGCAACCTATGAGGAAAAGAAAGACCCATCAGGAATCAATATCATTGGAGAGTCGAAGCCTCTGCCAGTTGTGAACGTGAAGGGGATCGTCAAGGCGCAGGTACTGACCTGAGACTAAAAGGATAGGAGTAGCACCGATGGCGTATACCGATTATGACGACGTTCTTCTGCCATCTTCTCCGCTTTCAAGGGTGTCTGTTTATAAGGACGCGGCGTCGGTGCTCGAGGCCTTGAGCCTTACTGTAACATCCGTCACCCAGGCGCTTTCCGCTTTTGAGCAGGAAGACCTGGGTGCCCAAGACACGGCCGCGGTGCAGCGGGCGCTCGATCGAGCCGCCTGGTGGCTCTTGGCGAAACTCCGCTCGACACGGGCTATCCTTGAAGACTATTTGCCTGATGATGCAGTGGCTATCTCCGATATCGTGACAGGCCGCGCCGTGTACGAGCTTGCGCTTGCCACAGGACAATCGGGCAAGGCACGCGAGCGCCGTACTTCTATAGAAGAGATGGCGGTTGCCCTATTTGGCGCCGATTTTAGACCGGCGGACTCAGGCGCTTCAGGCGCTCCCGTTGGCAGGGTTTCTGTCCCTGTGCGTAAGAGGTACCCAGATTGAGTGGTTTATATTCTAATGGGACCTTCCAAGCGATGGCCTCGAGGCTCCAGGATCCAGACCTACTTTCCGGCCTCGGCACACGTGCAGTCTCGCTTGTACAGAAGAACATCCGAGATGGAGATTGGGAACCCAACGCTCCTCTCACGAGAGCGATCAAGGGATCCGCAAAACCCCTCATGGATGCCGGGCACCTTGTGGCATCGATCACGTATCGTGTGGAAGGGAATAGAGTAATTGTGTGGACGTCGCGACCTGGTGCCGACGTGGTGCATTCCGGTGGCATGATAAGAGCGACGAAGTCAAAATTCCTTACCATTCCCGCCAATCGAAACACCCGAAGGCTAATGGAGTCGTACGGACTTACACCACGCACTTGCATTGAGGGGATGAGAAAAGCCGGTTTCAACGTCTTCTTTCGACAGTCAAAAGGCGGCCAATCCGGTGTGGTTATGTATCTGCCACCCAAAGTAAGGAAAAACACAAAACCTATTGTGCTGTTCATACTCAAAAAAGAAGTTACTATCCCTGCCAGGCCATTTCTGCGGCTTCCGAATGATTCCCTGGCGATCCTTGCGCAGTATGCGTTGAGGTTCGCCGCAAAGCTGGAGTGATATGATGGATATCATAGATGTGGTAGATAAATTTCGCGCGGAAATGAGTGCGAAAACTGGGATTCGCACCGAGCTTGAGCCCGCAGCAGCCTTGTCAGGAGACCCTGCGCTCATCATCCGACACAACCCGCCAGCTCGGCGCGTGTCGAGGGTTAGTGACGATGGTGTGGATCTTATCTGGTTCCGAGAGATCTCCTGCACAATCTATCTCGTGGCAACAGGGTCAGGCGACAAAAAATTCCGCAAAAGCATGGCAAAGCTATCGGAGCCGCTCGCCGCACTATTTGATAACAACGATGGTGGGGGAGATGTGGCGCTCGATGATACTGGCACCTGGTTTGCGGCCTACGAAGGCACTGTGCGCCCAGGTGATCGGCTATTGCGCAACGAAGAGCTCGAGGGTTCGTTCGATTGGAACGAGGCGTGGGATGTGCGTCTGTATGTCCCTGAAAGTGCATTCGCATAAGCGAAAAGGAGTAATATATGGCTATTGAAACTGTAGCGGAAAATGGATCGCTCACTGGCGTTAAAAAGGGGAAGGAGGGGTTTGCCCGCTTCACGTTCCCCGCAAATCACATGGGCCTCGCTGCCTTCACAGGACAGCCCATGCGAGCCTATATCCAAGACTGGTCCATCGATTCGTCTTTCAAATATTTGGACGTCACACCAATGGGTGTCGATGATCCTGTAGAGATTCCCGACGGCGTCGAAGTGTCTGGCAGTGCGAATTTCAACTTTAGGGTTGGTAGCGCCCCGCTTTTGGGATTCGTCAACGCGTTCAGCGATGTTATCGACAAAGGGGTACTCCCTGCTGAGGATGTTGTCGTCGCAGCAAATCCCGAGGTTGCAATTAGTGTCCAGTTATTTGTGGACACCCAGCACTACTGGGAAGGCGCGATACACCTGCAGAGCGCGAATTCCAAGGGCTCAGTAGGAAGTACCACCACGTTTGGTGTGGCGTGGAAATTCGTCGGCAAACCCTCGTATGTACGCCTGCCAGCTCCGCTTGTTGAGGCGTGAGGAGACGGTGTATGAAGGTCCCCTTCGAACGAGAAACAGTGTTTTCTCCCGATTGGCGAGGGAATATGACCCTGCCGGAAGAAGAGCGTATCAGAGTAACTATCTCATGGCCGACTGTAATCGAGAGTTCAAAGCTCCCAGATCTCAAATTCGAGACAGAGCCAGACCCCACCGACGAAGACCCAAAAAGAACCGTGACGCGGGCAACTTCCGAGAGTCTCTCGCGATTCGCTGATGCCGTATTGCGGCAGCGTGTCCCCAAAATCGAAAACCTTGAGGGCATCACTAGCGGGGCCGAGCTCGCCGACGCGCCCGAGGACATTTTCGCTGGGCTTATTTGGGATATTGTGGTCAAATATCGTGCCGGGCAAGGTGCTCTCATTGAGAAAAAAAAAGACTAATTGATGTGTTTGTTCTGTGCGCCAGTGGATACGACGACGAGTTCGTACCTATTGGCGGATGGGACGAAGCCGCCAAGGATGAGAGAACGATCGTGATCGCTGGTCGCGAGATCCTGGTGGCGGACTTGCCTACCATATTACAAGACCGCAACTGGGCTGTGCCTGTCATTAACTTCTGCCTGCGGGCAGAACGCCATGGATGCCCTTGGGGGCCAGTAGGCTGGCTGGACTGGCCCGAAACTTATATGGAGCTGTACGAGGCGATCGCAGATGCCGAGATTGCCCTTGAACGGGAGCGGAAATGAACGTCGAAGAACGTGTTCGCCTAGTTATTGATCCTGATACCGAAAAAGCCACCCGCGCCCTCCTTGCGGTTATCGATACCGAGAAGAAGATAGGCGACGAAGCCAAGTCGGTGGCGAATAAGCGCGAACAGATAGAAGCTGAATTCTCTAAAAAAGCCTTCGATTTATCACATAATCGCGTCGAGAATCTTAAGAAGGAATTCGCTGAAAGTCTAGCTGAAGCTGAGCGCTACGGGGCTAAGCGCGAATCTATCGAAAAATACTACGATAAAGCCATCAACGACGCACGGGCCGAGGCCCTCGCCACACAGGGACAAAAACTCGCTTCTGTGGGCGGCGCGCTAACGCTCGGCGTCACAACCCCACTCCTTGCTGCCGGCGCGGCTGGTCTTAAGTTCGCCGCGTCCATGGAAAGCTCCGCTGTAAAATACGGCGTCCTGCTTGGCGACATGAGCAAGGGCATCCCTTTTACTGAAGAACTCAAGGAGCTCGCCGCCCAGACACCACTTGCCTTCCAAGGGCTAGACCAGGCGGCACAGACACTGCTCGGGTTCCAGGTATCTGCTGATGGATTAACCGAAACATTGAGAATGTTAGGTGATCTCGCCAAGGGTAATGCCGAAAAACTCCAGGGCGTAGCTCTCGCGTATGGGCAGATGTCTGCCGCAGGGCGCGCGAACATGCAAGATCTCAACCAGCTCATCAATGCTGGTGTGCCTATCCTGGGAGCCCTCGCTACGAGCATGGGTAAGACCACGCCCGAGATCCGAAAATTGGTGGAAGAAGGGAAGATTGGATTTTCCGATGTCGACGCGGCGCTCAAGGGTCTCGTCGCTGAGGGCGGACTCTTCCATGACATGATGCAACGCGTCGCCGAGACGGCCGAAGGTAAACTCTCTACCGCCCTTGATTCACTGAAAGACGCCGCTGGCTCGGCGATGGAAAGTCTCATCCCGCTTGCAAAGGACCTCATTGATGGCGTTACTGGTGCCGCCGAAAAATTCGCGGCGCTTGACGAGGAATCTAGAAAAGCTATTGTAACGATGCTCGGCATAGCCGCAGCTGCTGGGCCTATAATGGCGACAGCCGGCGGCGTGATGAAATTGGTGGCGGCATATCAGAAACTCGACAAGGCGG